AATACTACCTCAAGCTACACCCACACATAGATACCATATGGGTATTTGGTTGCGGATTCAACAAGTGCTGCAGGACCAGAGAGTTAGGATGGCAACATGGCCCAAAACTCACTGGATTAAAATGGCTTACCAACTCCGAATGTGTATGTGATCCAGATTGGTTAGATAGATTAGATAACTGGATGCATGACCACGATACCATATATAAGCATGTTTTTTATAGAGACGCATAATAACAGAAAACCCGGGATTGCTCCCGGGTTTTCCTTTCTCGTAGCTCTAAATCTATTAGAGGAACTTGAGGTGTGCTGTGTTGATCGAAATACCAGCGAGGTAGTCAGCTGCGTTACCCAAGCTGCTTGCCGTGTTGGTAAGCTCTAGGTAGCCATAACGTGACATGAAGCTGACGACTGGCTCGAAGGTATTCGGATCAATGATAACGCCTGAAGACGTTAGCGGAACGTATGGGCAGTAATAAGCTGCTGCATCAATTTCGCCTGGACCCTTATAACCAACGAGAACGTTGGTAGCATCACTTGCATACTGGTTTACGTAAACGCGCATGCTGTTGTTCAAAGTACCAACGAACTTGGTGTTGGTTGGAGCTTCAAACGTGCCTTCCGTGGTACGTGCAAACGCAGAAGTCGTTGCAGACTGTAGGATGGTGAGAGCGGTTGGGCTCACAACAACCCAGTTACCTGCGCCACGACGTGTACGTGCAGCGATCAAGTTAGCAGCACGGTTGATGAGGATCGCAAGAGCTGCGTGTTCGTCACCAACGAATGTTGCTGTACCAGAAACTGCAGCCTGATCGTAGGTCAGTGTAGTACCTGCGAGAGCGAGCAAGGAGGTCAAGATCTCCTGGTCGATTTCAGCGGTAATTTCCTGAGCCAGAGCGGCCATGATTTCTGCTTCGATGTCAATGCCCTGCTGTGCCTGTGCATCCTGTGCAGCTTCAAAGGTCCAACGAGCGCTGAGCTTGCGGGTCTTTGCTTCCACAACTTCCTTGAGGATCTGGATGTTCAAGCGCTTACCAGCCACGCCTTCGAGGACGCTTACCGGTGCAGCTGCTGGAGCAGTGCTGTTGCCGTTACCAGAGTAGAACGCAGCTATCTGGAATGGGCTAAGTGCTTCTGTGTTAGCTGCAACTGGTGTCGGTGAACCGAACGTGTCAGCATAACGAACGCGCAACGTGTGGATCTGACCAACTGGGCCAGTCATAGGCTGCACGCCAATGATTTCGTTCGCGATAACCGTAGGCATAACGCGACGAATAACTGGGAGGATCACCTTGTTGAGAGTAGCAACGTTACCTGCAGACGTGCTGCCTGGTGTTGCACTTTCAAAAAGTATTCCGGACTTGCTCTGCAGGTCCTTCTTGGTGTTCTCAAGGACAACTTCCATTACCTTCTTGCGATTGCCTGAGAGACCTTCGCAGAGTGCGGTCTTGGTAGCCGACCAATGAGTTTCAAATAGATTCTTGCTCATAGTTTTGGCTTCCTTTTACTTGTTAATGCCTGCGAGATAGAGAATTTGACCAATGTCTTGGTTATCTTCTTTCACCGCTTCTGACAGCTTGTTTGGCCTGTCACCCGTGAATGCCACGGACTTATTTGTAGCGTTCTCAGAAAGTTGCTTCCTGACAGCACTGGTTGCTTCACCGTTCATCACGGTTGGGAGATAACGGTTGAAGGCTTCCTTAAGATTTGTCGTCTTAATGTCCTGCAACATTTCTTCCATGATTGCCTTCTTATCGCGTGCTAGAGGTGCCAGGAGCTCGCTCATGGTCTCAAGCCTTGTGGTGCGATCTTGGGCAGCCTTGATCTGCGCAGCAGCAGATTCAACAAGCTTTTGCTTCTCAGTGATCTGCTTCTTTGCTTCGTCAATGCGTGACTGGCTTTCTGCCAGCTGCCTCTGCAGCTTCTTGACTTCGCTGCCTTCTGACAGGTAGCTAGCCATGTATTCGCTTGCAACGGCTTCGAAGATCCTACGACCAAAATTGTTCTCGCGAGCAACCTTGATGTCGTCCCTCCACTGCACCAGTTCCTTGCGGATGACTTCGTTCAACGTCTTGTCTAGAGTTGAAGTTGCCTTGCTGAGGAATGCTGCCTTGGTTTCGTTGATCTTCTGTTTACCCTCAGCAGCTAACTTGGCGCGCTGCTCGATGAGAGCTTTCTTATCAGTCTCGAATTCTGCAATCTCTTCTGAAAGCTTCTTGACTACGAAACCTTCTAGCTTGCTGATGCGATCCTGCGTTGACTTCCTTGCGCTTTCGCGGATGGCTTCAACTTCTGCTGCCATCTTCTTGCGCTGCGATTCTAGCGTCTTCCTATCGGAGACGAACTCTGCCACTTCTGTCTTAAGCTGCTTTGCAACAAATGCGTTAAGCAGTTTTACATGTTCAGCTACCTTGGCTTCTGCGATACGCTTAGCTGCTAGAGTTTCACGGCTGAGCTTGCTCTTCTGTGCTATAAGAGCAGCGCGGTCTTCTGCGAACTCTTCTAATTCAGCACGTATTGTGTCGCTCATCATGTTGTCCATTGCCTCAACAAGCTGTTGCTTGTCGTTGGCATAGCGTGCAGCATAATCTTCCTGCAGTTGGGCCTCGGCTTGCTTGATCTTAGCTTGGAATGCTTCTTGGAGCGCAGACTTGACCTCAGGGCCAAGCACTTCGTTCTCAAGGAGCTCTTCTAGTTTCGTTGTCATTCAACCGACTCCTTATCTCAGTTTCAACTCGTCAACCCAATTAAGCAGTACCTTGGTAAGATGCTGTTGTGCACCTTTATCATGGCGAACTGCTTCAGCGAGTTCGTGAGTTCGGTATCCGTGTTTGCGATTCATGATTGCCTCGTACATAGGCACGGGGTAAGCATTAGGCGCACTTGGCTTTGCGACGATATCAACTGTGAGCATGTCAAAGTCGCTAACTTCGCCGTTATCGTCTACGTTTCCTGAACCGCGGCTGCTAACACCAAGCTTGATGCCGCTTTGCAGTAGTGTGCGGACGATCTCACCGCAAGGAGTTGGCAATACTTGTAGCTTGCCGTATCCATTGGCTCCATCCATCCACATTTCAGTAATCTTGTGGCTAACGCGGTCAAGATGTATCTGGAGCTCCTGTGGGTGATCACACTCACCAAGCACTCCGCTATCCTGCCTGATTGACTCGTTCAGAGACTCTACCGCTTTACGTATCTCATTCACGGGATATACGCGACCGTTATGGTTGCGCAAACCACCTTGTATGAAAATGCCTTTCATGTAGACATTCTTTGGTTGGCCCTCGCCAGCCGATTCAGTAATGACTTCGGCTTTCGCAGTGTCGTAAGCGAGGTGTTCAACTAGGATATTTTCTTTCATGACACTACCTTTGGTATTTTGGTGTGATATTTAGTGACAGATTTATTAAACTGTTCTAAATAGGTATTTTTTGTAAGAAAATACCGCAGGAAAGATTCCTGCGGTATTTTGATATCATATCAGCAGTGTCAATTACTTGCGCGGAGCGTGAGTAAGTGGGCTGGTTTGGTTGCCCTTGCCAAAAGTCTTATCGGTTGTGTCAAGTGCGCTCTTGCTGTCTTCCTTAGCACCGTACTTGCCACTCTGCTCGTTTTCCATGCCTTCGGTGTCAGTCTTACGCTGATTGGTCTTTGGGAGGATTGGGAGCTTGTCGCTCTTTGGAGCTGCTTGCAGAGCATAACCGTCTGCCTTAGGACCTGTTCCGGTCTTGATCGGAGCAGCACCAAAGCGTGTTGTCTGGCTTGGAGGAACTGGACTGTCTTGCTTGGTGTCAGCATCCTTAGGGCTGAACTTGCCAGCGCCAACTTCACCCTTGGTAGGTATCGTAACCTTTTCAAGCTCAACTGCTTCAGCGAGATCGTCGAAGTCTTCTTCGGTGAACATTTCGTCCATCTCTTCTTCGCCTTCTTCTTCGCCTTCTTCATCAGCTTCTTCGCTGCCCATATCGTCCATAGCGTTTTCAGCGTCTTCTGCGCCTTCGAGGCGTTCAAACTCTGCCTTTAGATCTGCAAGTGCAGTCTCGAGGTCGCCCATGGTGTCTTCGATGTCGCCCATGACATCTGCTTCACCAGCTTGCATGTCCATTTCTGCATCGTCAGTAGCTGCCATAGCGTCGCCGAGATCGTCTTCAGCATCGGCCATGTCCATGTCAGCATCAGCTGCCATCATCATGTCTTCGTCTTCGCCCATGATCTCTTCGCTCTCGATCTCATTGCTGAGTTCTTCGATCTCTTTGCTGTGATGCATCATGTCGTGACGCAGTTGCTTGCCTTCGTCGCCGCCAAGCATTTCTTCGTCCATTTCTTCTGCGCTCATGAGTTCTTCATGGATAGCACGTGCCTTTTCAATGAAAACCTGATGAAGCAGGTCTTTTGCCTTAGCTTCGTCGCCAGCGACGAGATGCTCTAGGACTTGTTCTAGCTTGCTCTTAGCCATAGTCTTGGTCTCCTGTTGTTGTAAGATTTGGTACAGACTCGGCAGTATTTAATATCTGCTAACGAATCCAGTGAAATATAGGTGTAAAATTACGATTCTGTGACAGACAGCAGCATTAGTAAACTTTTTGTATCCAAACGCAGCCGGTTAGATCGGATCCAGTTAGATTCTGTGTAACCACTGTGCCGCCGCCATTTGGTATCACCACGCTTTGTCCGTTGGCGATAAACCATCCAGTTGGTATGGTTGCACCAGTTGGCAGTGCAATGATGCCGTTTGTAGGCATTGGATTATCAAGGAACGTGGTTGTTATTATGATGTTGCTGTTGCCGTGGAAGATATTACTACCACCAACCACACCGTTGATTATGATGTTTGAACCAAAGCTGAGGCTGTTGGCTACACCATTAACAGGACTTGGTACGTATCCCAGCGCATTGTTGATGTCGTTAGCATTGAGCAGCTGACCACTAGTCACTATGCCATTGCTACCGACCACAACGTTCTGATAATATCCTGCAGGAACCACATTGGTCAATGCTAAAGGCATAACCACATTGCTGCTACCATTGAAGCTAACTCTAGCATTTGCACTACCGGTTACGGTGATAGTCATGTTGCTAGCAAACGCATTAGCTGTTCTAGCTGTGCCCCAGAACTGCAGTCCATTAGAGTCAGTAGCTAGAGTTATACCAGCTCCTAATCCCTGCGGGAATCTGCTGCTCATAGCATAATAACTGTCGTCAATGAGCACGCTTGCCGGCAAAACTGCCTGCGCCAGTGGTACCAAGCTCACAGCATATATGATCTGGCTATCTGCTAATGTTAATGCTACTGCCTGACCTGATATGCTTACAGTAGCAGTACCAGCTGCTCCATCATAAGGAGGAGTGAGCACTTTCCACTGCACACCGTTGTAATATTTGATAGATCCAGAAATGGTATCATACCACATTTGTCCTATCAGGGGACTTATTGGTGCAGTATTGCTAGCAAAAGTCTGCAATAGTTCTACGAAATTTTGGTTGATATACAGACCAAAGTTTACGGAATTGGCCCCAACTAATGCCAGGCTTGTGCTAGT